CAGTGGTGCGTTTGATATATTGATCAGAAGGAACCCAGGCTGGTGTGATGGGCACTGGAGCTTCTTTAAGTCTTGGTCTAGATCTGTGAAATGCAGGTATCTGATCTATCCCCTGATGCACCGTGTTTTTAAGATCTGCATCGTGTAGATCTGATTCTTTAAGAATTCTAACCTGGTCGTAGGTTATAAAGACTAGTTTACTGACAGGCTCATCTTGTTCTGTTATAAAATATAGGGGAGCGTATTGTACTGCCATATCACTGTCAGGATAAACTTCTGACGGTGGACCGTAGTACTCAACTTCCCATTCAGTAATTTGTTTGCCAAAATTCTCTACAGTTGTGCCATTAGCTATGAGTAAGTCTAACTCGGCCTCCGTTATATAGGCTAGTATAGCCACTGTGCCATCATCAGTTTTGATTCTTCTAGGCACATTTTCCACACTCTCGTCACTGGTCCAGGCACCATTGTCATAGGTGCCCTGCGAAAAATCAATTTCCCAAGCCATTAACCACCGCCTCCCTGTGCTGTAGTACCTGACGGGATAAGATTACCGTAAAATAAAAAACTATTGGGATAGAGATCATTTCTTGTACCCAGGGCAAGTTCTTCATTTCTAAATTCATCATCTCCACAATCTGCTGCTCGGCGTATAACATAAACTGTTTCGTCTTTTACAGTATATTCGTAACCGGATATTTCTGTGTTTAAATCTGGTAATTTAGCTTCCCCTGTTATATTATAGACCAACAAGGGACTTAGTTTTTTGCTATCTATGTAAGTTTGAAGAGATTTTAAAAAATCCGGATTGACGCCAAAAGGCGCAGGATCATTTTTTAAAAGTTCTGTGGACACACTCAGTGTCATTGGGTCTAGGCCGCCAGTCTCAATATTGGGTTTAATATCTAGCGCCATAATTAACCTATTATAACATTATCGCTAGCTGTAACCACAGTGTGACCACAATCTGCAACATCTGTTAATAAAACAAAAGGTACTCCGTTTACGTATACCCTAGCCGCATCACTTTTTGCACCTGGCACCGTGCCATTGCAATGTATACCACAACCAGGATTACCACAACAGGCGTGTGGGCTATAGACCACACGATGCAGTACCGCAGGCCTACCATTTATATTTGTATCAGGGCTAAGGGGGGCAGTTAAAATGCCCCCAGGTCCCACAATATCACCTTGTCTTGCTATTCCTGGCATTGAGTTTCCTAGGCTACTATACTACCCTTGCTCACAGTCTGTATACCAGTAGTGGTAGTTAAATAATAATCTTGAACTTGTTTTGCTGATTCCGAGTGCATCATTACGTGATCTGCTCGTAGTTCTATGTCAGTATTTAGTTCTGTAGAAAACAGGCTTTGCATCAGAGCCATACCCTGTGCGCTGGGAATTACAGTACAGGGACGACTAATTTTCCAGCCAGCGCCAGTTACTTCTGTAATCTTGGCTACTATTTCGTCACCATTAACTAACTTAAAACTTACAATATCTCCAGCACTATACCCTTTAGATAACAGCATTTACTCGCTCCCAGATTTGATCTTCATTTAATTTCGATAGGCCCTGATAGCCACCTTCCACAAATAACTTGCCATCTTTATAGATTTGTGGCACAGTTCTATGCCCAGCCTCCATAATAAATTGCCTAGCAGCGGGATCTAGATCCACACGCACTTCTTCAAAAGCTATTCCGTATTTTTTAAGTAGATGTTTAGCCTGATCGCAAAAAGGGCAGGCTGCCTTGCTGTATACTGTTAACATATCTTTCCTTTTAAATATCTGGTAGTTCTTCGTATTCTAATTTGTCACTCATAACACCAATAACATAGTTTGTTGATTCTGATTCTTGCAGTGCAGTTTGTTTTTTATCAGTGCTCACGTGCTTGTTAAACCAGGGTATAGGTGTGTTTTTAGGAGCGGACTCAGTATATTTAATGCCTATCTCCTTGAGAGAAATTAAAGCTGTATAATCTACAAAGTCTTTGAGAATATTGGCGTTCAAACCAATTACTGGACCTTTCTTGAATAAGTAGTCGGCCCAGGCCTTTTCTTCCTGTATTACTTCCAGATACATTTGATAGACTTCTGCTTCGCACTCTGCCTTGGCTCTTGCAAAACGTGGATCTTCTTTGACTACTTGGTTGATTAACCAAGCCGTCCAACCTTTGTGTAGTAGTTCGTCCTGTAGGATTAAACTGATAATGTTACCGTTGCCAATAAAAATCTTGTTCTCTACCATTGCAAGACTTGTAGCAAATGACACCATAAAGCGAAAAGCTTCTAGGCCATAACTAGCATTTAGGGCTAGCCAAATTGCACGTATATGATCAAATTCGTCTACAGCAAAGCCTGCTTCTTTAGCACAGTTCATTTGATGTAGCTTGTCATAATATTTTCCTATGCTGCTGGCCATATCAACTATTTCTGCAGTGTCGTGAATAGTGTTAAACACTTCTTTTGGCACATTGTAGATGTTGCGAATAATATGACTGTAGCTGCGACTGTGGATGTTAGTCTCAAAGAACGTCCAGTTGTAGACCAGTGCTTCTAGTTCTGGCAGGCTTACGACCGGAGTAAAGATTTGGCTGGGGCCACGACCTTGCAGACTGTCCAGTGCTGTTTGTCGCAACAGGTTGCTGGTAAAGATATGTTTAACTGCATCAGAAGCTTCCTTAAAATCATTCGCATCCTTGGTTAAACTTATTTCCTCTGGTACCCAGAAAAAACCACGTGCAGTAGTTTCAAAGTCTGCTATTTTTTTATACTTTACTTCTTCGAAACGTTGTATAGTAACTGGTCCCTCGGGGTCAAGAAACATTTTTCTTGTTAGGTAATCTGTTTTAGATTTTAAATTGTATTGTTGTTTACTCATCTATTGCTCCTTAATTTCTATTAGTTTTCCATCTTGATATTCTGTTATAGCGTCATATAGTGCGTTTGCGATTATAATATTTGTTTTAAGTTCTCCCAGGTGATTGGGTCTAAAGTCCTTGCTCATATCCTGTGGCACATCACTTTCATTGAAGGACAATGTTGCTAGAGCAGGTCTTATTTCAACACCCCGGGTAAACCTAAAGGGATAACTAACATTATCGATGCGAAATGTTTCTTTTTCTGTATCTTTTGCTTCATTTACTTCCCCAAAACTCCAGAGATTTATTATTTTTTTGTCAGGATATCTATTTAACAAAACCTGATTAAAATAATAAACTGTTGCATTATGTCTTAGTATATGAGCTTCATCATCAAATAAACATCTATAATATGTTTTTGCTGCCTGTGTTATTTCAGGATCATCATTTTTATCAAGTGAACCCAATGTAAGATTTCTTACTTTGTAATTATAAAGTCTATGCGAGTCTGTCCAGACAAACACGCAAATATCAGGAATCTTGTTGACCTTGGCAAATTTGTTAAACTGCATTAATATGGCATCTTCTATAGAAGATCCAGCTTTTCCTGTATGTACAAGATTTAAACCCAGCCTATCCACTATCATACCCAGGTAACTATTGGGACTGTGACTATAGCAAAAACTGTCACCAAAAAAACCGATTGACGTTGGCATATTAAAGTTTACAGGCTTCGCAATCTTCTAGTTCATCAAAATTAACATTTTCTAAGGAACTAGGTTGTGGAGTTTCTTCCACTTTGCTTCCCTGTTTGTTAATCAAACTGTAGTAGAAAGTCTTGATACCCCAGTGATGTGCTAACATTAGATTTTTTGCAATTAACGTAGTAGGTACTTTTCTATCCGGGTAATTTGCAGGATTATAAAAAGTATTAGTGCTAATACTTTGATCCACATAAGCCTGAAGTACTGCCGCAGTTTTAAGATAACCCACACAATCTTGCTGTTCCCACATAAGTTGATATTTTGATTTTAACTTATGATAATCAGGAACAACCTGTGTAAAACTACCTGCCTTGGACTCTTTCGTGCTGATTAAACTCATAGGCATTTCAATGCCATTTGTACTATTAATAACAACACTACTAGACTCAACTGGAGCGATAGCCATAAGAGTAGCATTTCGTACACCATACTGTTTCATCTCCTCGCGTAAAGGTTCCCAATCTAGTTCAGGCGTAAAGTCAGCTAACTCGTTGACTCCAGCTGCACGAAATTCCCAGGGAAAATTTCCTTGCCCATATCTTGTGCGGTCACTGTCTAGACACTTACCTCGTTCCTTGGCCAGTTCCACTGTAGCTTCTGTTAGATAGTAAGCCTGATGCTCCATCCAACTCTTGACTTCAGCTAGAGCATCTTTCTCGCCATACTTGTGTCCACGTTTGGCGTGCCAAAAACCAAGATTAGTTACCCCGATTCCCAGTGGTTGTATTTCGTCATTGCTTAGTTTACTTTGTATGCTTAAAAAGTCTTGGTAATCTAATATATTACACAGGCTGCGTTGTAGAATACGGCAAGCACGACGCATATCCTCGGGATGACGGAAGGCTCCCCAGTTAATACTACCAAGAGTACAAAGTGCAATTCTTCCCTCTACGTCATCCAGACGTTTAAAGGGTTTGGTTGGCAATAGAATTTCACAGCAAAGGTTACTCTGATAAATTGTATGATATTCAGGATCAAAAGGTCCTTGGTTCATTACGTTGTCAATGAACACTAGATAGATACGTCCCGTGTCAGTGCGTTCTTTTAAAATACCACCACGGAAAACTTCTTCCGCACTCATTACTTTTTTACGTAGATCTTTTCTTTGTTCATATTTTACATATAGTTCTT